GGAGGAATCCCATAACATGGAGACAAATATGTCAAACGAAAAACAATCTTCTGAAAGCAACTTTGATTTAGACGCTTTTGCAAAAAAAGTGGCTGAAGATACAGCTACTTCTATTGCTATGAAGCAAGCTGAACAAAAAGCTGCTGAACAGAAGGCTGCAGAAGAAGCTGCTCAAAAAGCTGCTGATGAAGCTGAAGTTCTAAAAGCTAACGAAGTAGCCGATCAGGAAAAAACTAAAACTATAGTTGAAGCTGGATTAACAGGAGCCGAAAAGCTCATGAATGATGTTGAATCTAGAGTTAAAGAAGACTACACTCAATTAGAGTCAGTTGTAAAATCTTTAGAGTCACAACTAGCTGAAAAATCAGAAGAAATTATGAACATCAGAGAGTCTAAAAGACATTTCTCTGACAGAGGTTCAAATGGCGACTGGAAGAAAACTTTCGAGCAAGATATCCTTGATGCAAAATTTGCTGGTTTAGCGACTGGTAAAGGCTGGAACAATGATATGGCTAAGTCTTTAATGCAAAAAGTTAATACTCATTCAGGTATTGATGTTGCATCTGCTGACTTTGAGCAAGTTGTTTCAACACAAATAGAAAGAGATATTCAAAATGAATTAGTCTTAGCTCCTCTATTCAGAGAAGTTCCAATGACTTCTGCAAACATGATTATCCCAATCCTACCAGATGCAGGTTATGCTGAGTTTACAGCTAACCAAGCAGCAAGTGGTTCATCACCTCATGGTAACTTAGACCCAAGAGGCGACTCTTATGACCCAGCTAATGGTGCAGGTATTGTTATGAGTGAAAAAACTCTTTCAACTAAAAAACTTGTTTCACAATCTTACTTAGGTAACGAAACTGAAGAAGATGCAATCTTACCAATTCTTCCTTTAATTAGAGAGTCTATGGTTAGATCACATGCAAGAGGCATCGAAAATGCTATATTAGCAGGTAACCACGCTGATGGTGTATACGGTACAAGTAATGCAACTTTTAATGGATTACTAAGCCTAGTTACAACTGGTGACGGTTCTGATGCTTATGCAACTTCTGACGGTGCAAGTGGTTTTGCAGCTACTGATAAAGTAACTGCTGATGACTTACTTGGATTGAGAAAGAACATGGGTAAATATGGAATTAATCCACAAGACGTAACTTATATTGTGTCACAAGACGTATACTTCAACTTACTAGAAGATATCGACTTCCAAGACGTACAATTAGTTGGTGATATGGCTACTAAGCTAAGTGGTGAAATTGGTCAAGTATTCGGTTCAAGAGTACTATTATGTGACGAATTCGCTACTAAAGCAGCAGGCAAATATGGTGCTGTAGCAGTCAATACTAGAAACTACGTAATGCCAAGACTTAGAGGTGTAACCGTTGAGTCTGACTACGAAGTTGCTAACCAAAGAAGAGTACTTGTTGCTTCACAAAGAATTGGTTTCTCCGACTTGATCGGTGGTGCTACTTCAGCTTGGGGTTTCACGTATAAAGGTTCGTAAGGATAACCCTTAACAGGAAATGGTTTATGGGAGTGTACCTAACACTCCCACTTTTTAATTATGGCAAATTTAATAACATTAGCACAGTATAAAGAATTCGCGGGACTTACCGGGGTCTCTGAAGATGCAAAAATTAATGCTATTATACCAGCCGTCAGCCAAACAGTAAAGACATACTGTGGCACAAGTTTTGTAGATTATTATTCAAGTGCAAAAACCGAATATTACGATATTAAGGATAAATACACAAATGCAATAATACTCGATGAAAGTCCAGTAGTGAGCGTGACTTCAGTTTCCGAAAGGAAAGGTCAATCAGACTCATATACGACTTTAATAACAGAAAATTCTGATAGTAGTGGTAAGTACGAATACGTAGTCGACGAAGGACTCGATACCATTTTCAGAACAACTGCAACAAGTGATGCACACTTTCCGCAAGGTAGAAAAGCAGTAAAAGTTGTTTATACTTCAGGGTATGCGGCAACACCAGAAGATTTAAAATTAGCGTGTTTTGATTTAGTTAAGTACTATTTAAAAGATGAGAGAAAGGCAAACTTATCTATATCAGGCGCACAGATACAAAATCCTGTATCAACAAGTTTAAAGGAAAACATAGGATTTCCAGACCATATTAAACGTATATTGGATTTTTATAAGATACATAAGTAATGGCCCTCAACATAGTAGAAAGGGACATTAGAGCTGCTGTAGAGAGATATTCCGATAAAGAGCTAAGAGATAAAATGGGTCAACAGTACCTACATGATATAAGAATAAGCTCTGAAAACGCAAGTGTAGCATTTCAACAAGGAGTTGTAAATGTTATGGAAGGTATGAAGTTTACTCAAGAAGAGATGAATATAATAAATCAAACTTATAATTCAACTTTTAATTGGAAAAATATAGTTAATAAATTATTTGGTCAAATGTCGAAAATGAGTACTGTAGTAGAAACAAATCACGAATTAAAAAGTTTTCGACAGTTTTACAAAATAGGAGTAGCGAGTAGTAGAGGGGTATTTTTACTAAGAGGATCTACTAAAAATAGAATAACAATTAGACTATATAATAATTCCAGCGAGTATAAAGGCGTTGGGTTAAATAAGTTTAATACAGAGTTAAGAAAAGTAGCTTGGAATCTTTGGAAAGAAACGTATTTAGAAGGGTCTGGTAGTAAATTAGAAGATATAAGTTTAGAGAGTAGATTACCTCCTAAAAGCCCAAAGTCAAAGCGAGGAACAAGCGTAGCAGCAGCATTTGGAAGAGGTACTCCGTTTGCACATGATTCAGACACAGCAGTTGGAACTTTTGGACTAGAAGAATTAGAACAAGATTTAAGACAAAATAAGGATTTTACAGCAGCATTAGGAACTTTACAGACATATGGAATAAGTGTTGATGTAGTAGCAAGTGTTAAAAATAGTTTAGATTTAACATTTGAAAAAGATATTGTTGTTTTACCTGACGGAACAGAAAGAGAAGTCAGAGTAGTAAGAGGATCAATTAGAAGACAAAGCAAAGAGCCTGGTGACTGGACAAACATAAAACAAGACATTTTAGGAAGCAAAAGTAATAAGAAAGAGGGAAGTTTAGCAAAGTTTTTAGATAGTGCAAATGCAAAAATAAGGGCATTAGACCCTGAAATTGCTGCAGATGCAGAAGCCAGTGAGCCTTACTCAAAAAGAGCGGGTAAAAGAGCTGCAGAAAGAATTGTAAAAGCAGCTTTAAAAGCAGACGGAGCAAGAAGAACCAAAGGAAAAGCCCCTAAAAAAACAAAAACAGGAACTCAGTCTACTAAAATAAAAATAAGTAAGGGTCTTTCTACTGTTGCTAAAGCTCAAATACTTACTATAGCAGGAGGAGCAAAACTAAGTGCTCGAAAAGGTAGAAGTAAAAGTAAGGAAGAAAAAGGAGCAGATTTAAATCTTACAAAACTTAGATCGAATATTAACAGATCTTTGGGAGCAGAAGTTAGAAGAAATATGGGTAAACCTGCTTTAACTAATAGAACAGGAGAATTTTCAAATAGTGCTCAGGTAGTAAATTTAAGAGACACAGGCAGAACAATAACGGCAGAATACACCTATACTTTAACTGGTGGGGGGAATAGTAAAAATAGTTCTAAAGTATACTCTACTTTTGAAGACTCTGGAAGATGGCCTACAAGTTATAATCCGAAGCCTTTAATAGCTAAAAGCATACGAAACACAGCACTAAAGTATACGGAAAGAAAATTTACACTTAGGAGAGTATAATGGCACATAGAACACAAAGAAAAAAGATAGCCGAAGCTCTTGTAAAGAAAATAAAAGAAATTGATGGGAATTATCCATTTAATTCTAATATCTATCAAAACGCCGATTCACGATTAGTGTTTTTAGATGAGATACAACAATATCCAAAAGTATGTGTTGTAGCAGGCGATGAGGTACGACAGTACCAACCTGGAGGATTTAAATGGAGATTCATAACAATAACAATAAGGGCCTATGTAGAAGATGCAAATGACCCTCAAGAAATTTTATCATTATTACTCGAAGACATCGAAAGAGTCATAGACGATAATGATATACTGGTGTATGATGATACCGTATCGCCTCATCTAGAAACAACATCTGCGACTATTACTTCAATAAGCACAGATGAAGGAGTTATTACTCCATTAGGTATAGGCGAAATGGTAATCGAAGTACGATATTAGGAAACAGGTAAAGCAGAAAATTCTCGCTAAACCCTTTCCATTATAAATTATAGGAGATAAGCAAAATGGCTTTAAATCTATCAAGAAATACCAAGGTATTTGTCTCAGCAGCAAATGGAGTTCACGTAAGTGGTGGCTCTTTGATAAGTGTTGATGGCATTACTGGAGGTACAGGACACGCAGAAGGAGATGTAATTACTTTAAGCGGAGGTGTAAAAGTAGTTGTTAAAACCGTAAATAGCGGAGCGGTAACGCATGTTATAATCCCTAATAACTTTAGAGGAACAGGACTTACAGACGGAGCTACTTTAACACAGAGTGCTACAACAGGTTCTGGTTCAGGCTTTGCAGCAGACGTAGATGGAATTACTTCTACAACTGCCGAAGGTGGAAGACTGGGCACAGGACTTTTTAAAGGTAACGGTACAGGAGCTAATACTTTCAAAATGGGAGTTTTAGACGGTTATAGTTTTTCACAAAGCTCAGACTCTACTGACGTAACAATTAATGAAGCGGGTGCAACCCCAAGCAGAGGCTCAAAAAGATTCAATGATTCATTGGCTCCAGCTGAGTGGTCACTCTCAACATATGTAAGACCGTTTAAACATGGAACTAGTAGTAATAGAAGTAGTGGTACTCATGATATGTGTGAAAATATTTTATGGGCTGCTATAGCAGGTAAAGATATTACTGGAGGAGCTTTAAGTGGAACTTCAGCAACTGCTATAACTGTTAATTCAACAGATGCAGATGTATCTTTTGTAAGATCAGACCATCATGAGTTATTAAAACTTACAATTTTCTTTGCATTAGAAAATACAACTTACAGACTTAATGAGTGTCAGGTAAACCAGGCAGAAATCGATTTTTCAATTGATGGTATTGCTACTATTGCATGGTCAGGTAACGCTACAACTATTGACCAGGTAACTACAGCTATAGAAGACCCTTCTAAAGCATTAGAGACTAATGGTACTACAGATGCCGCATATACAGCAATTCCTTATACTGAAAGTTTCAATTTCGTAGATACTACAGCTTCTTCAGATGCTGACTACTTAAGAAATAAACTATCTACTTTAAGTTTATCTCATGCTGCCTCAGACTCAGGTGCTGCCGGAATATTAGACTTAGATGGATCAGCAACAAAAGAGTATCAGATTAATATTACTGGAGGTTCATTAACTATTGCAAATAATATTACTTATGTTACTCCAGAAACTTTAGGAGTTGTTGATACTCCAATCGGTTCTTTCTCAGGCTCAAGACAGATAAGTGGCTCTTTAACCATGTATTTAAATACTACTGGTTTTGGGGGAACAGGAAATGGTTCCAACCAACTATTAGCTGACTTAACAAAAGCTACAGATTTAGTTAATACTAAATTTAACATGAGTTTGTTTATGGGCGGAGCTTCCGGAGGAACACCATTGGTAGAATTTGATTTACCAGTAGCGCATTTCCAGATACCGTCAATTGAAACTGCTGATATTATATCATCTACTGTTGAGTTTGCTGCTCAAGGTAGTAACTTATCAACAGGTGACGAGATGACAGTTAAATATACAGGTTTAACAAGTCATTCAGACTCTGCATATACAACAGACCTTACTGTATAAACATGGCAACGTACAATCTACTTCGAGAAAGTAGTGTACACATCGTACACGATGGGAGTCGTTATTTAATTAAAACGACTCCTGAAGTGTCGTTCTCACAAACATTCGCGGAAGATGCATACGAAGTAAAGACTTTGCACGATCAAACAAAGATGTTTCAGGGA